AATCAAACCGGGGCGGGCTCACGCTCGCCCCACCACCAACTGGAGAGTGACGTTGAAATTTTTGCTCACGATGAACATGCCCTCCCATCGCGGAGGCCCCATTCACCAGATCACATGTGAGCATCCTGCCAAGAACCTTGCCGAGTTCTGCACGGCTCTGGAGAAAAGCGAGTTCGTCCTTGTCGAAGAGTTCTATCGCAATACGGAAGCGCCACTGGGCGTCGATCCCTACTACTCAGTCGGGTTCACTGCGCTCAATTATCGCGTCGTTGGAAAAGTCAAAGAACTCGGCATTGTCACCACTGCCCACAAAGGGCGGTTTATTAAAAATGGAGATGGATATGAACAGAAGTTTCGTGAGATCGACCCTTGATGGTGGCCACAGAACGTCCGCCTACAAGATAGTCTGCCGACAGTGCGGCAAGACAGACAAGGTTTCCGCAGCATCTCTATCGGGAACCCTTCCACCTGAAGTCTCGGCAAAGAAATTTCGGCAGCGCGGATGGGCTGTCGGGAACCGCCTCGGAGACGACCTCTGCAACATCTGCGTGGCGGCAAACAAGATTGGCCGCAAACAGCCAAGCGCCACTGTGACGCCGATCACATTTAATCTGGCGGATCTGGGTAAGCTCTACGAAAATCACATGGCGGAGGAAGCTCCCCAGACTGACGCAGTGCCAGAATTTACTACCGCGCAGGAGACGCCCGTGGAAAAGCTTCTCACCGTGAAAGAAGCCGTCGATGCCAATTTCGCGTCGATGTACCGCATCTATGAAAATATCCGCAATGGGCGCCTGAAGTGCATCAAGAATGAAGTGGGCGCCTTCGTCATCGCCGAGAGCGACCTCAAAAGCTTCTTTAGCAAGAAGCTGACCTTGAAGCTTAAACCCTTGCCCGACCCCATAGTGAATGAACTGGCGCCCGTAGTGGTTGAACCCAAGCCCTTATTGAATGATGGAGTGAATGAAATGAATTTCGACCCGAAGATACCGCAGGAAATGACGAAGGAAGATCGTCGCATCATCTTCGCCGAAATTGACATGCACTACCTCGACGAGACCAGAGGCTATGAGGCGCAGTATGACGACAAGCGTGTCGCCGAAGGTTTGAAGGTTCCAGAGGCTTGGGTCCGCACCATTCGCGAAGACAACTTCGGGCCTGAGCGCGGCGAGGCCATCAATGACGAAATCGCAAAGATGGCGGCGGCCAAGGAGGATCTTGAGAAATCCATCACTGCCATGCGCGACCTTTGGGAGGAGATCAACAAGAGCCTCGACGCCTTTGTCGTTAGACACAATGACCTTTCGAACGAGGCGAAGAAGTCTCGCGAAGCAGCCACGGCCATGATGGTCAAGATCGACTTCATCACCCGTAAATAGGAGAATTGAAATGGACCACAAGGAAATCCTCGGCGAGGCTATCGCCATCCTTCGCGACCGCGACCAGCAATATGGGAACATTCACGACATCACGGGCAGGGCGTGTCAGATCTTCGAACTGATCACGGGCATGACTATGACATCCTATCAGGCCAACATGTTCCTGCACTGCGTGAAGCTGGCCCGCATGAAGCCGCAGCCGGGCAAGGTGGATAATTACGCGGACGGCATCAACTATCTCGCCTTCGCGGGCGAGTTCGCAGTTGCGGCAGATCAGGCTAATGCCGCCCTCAACGCCGAGATGCGTGACCTCGTCAACAAGCTCAACACACAGGAGGGATAGAAGATGTTCGCAGGAAAACGTGAATTAACTTTCGATGAGAAGCTCAGGGCGGCCTACGCCTGCCTGATCAATGGCGTCCACCAGCACCACATTGCCGCCCTCTACGGCGTCAATCAGGGCCGCATCAGCGAGGCCGTGATGGCGGTCGAGAAGGCATGCGGTTTCCCTTCCAAAAAGGAGGCCCCGGCGTCGAAGGATGTCGTAGACGAGTGCGCGGTGCCCTACACCTCGTTCCTTGAAAAGACGGGCCGTCGGTTTCCCCCTAAGTAGCCCCGAAATGGTACAGTGTCCGCGTGTCCGCGTTAATGGATTAGTGACGTCTTTACTCCAGAGTGAAGACGTCACCAACATTGATATGGAGATCGACATGCAAACCATACAGAACAAGCTTCGCCGGTTCGAGACCTTGGTAGATCCTCAGTACCGCACCAAGCGCGAGTTCCTGATCAACCCGGATGGGATCGAGGCGGCGAACTATATCGACAACTTTCACAAGCACATGGGGTACATCATCGCCATTGCTTTTGAACATATCGAAGATGAGGCCATCCATGAGCGCATCACGCGCCACGGTTATGCCGCCATTAAAGGAGTTAAGTGATGAACATCGAAATGAAGATGATCGGCGCCGTGGCGTTCCTGATCGGCATCAACATCGTCATCGCATGGGGAGGTTAGCATGCTGGATGTCTTAGCATTCTTCGTGTTTTCTTGGGTGGTCTTCATGTTGATCGGAGTGATCGTTGTTATGACCCACATGATGGCCTCGGCGCTGACTGATATTTTCAGGGGGGACTGATGGTTGACCTTCAAGAGAAGTCCATCGAGCTGTGGCGCGAGCATGCGTGGGATCTGCATTGGAAGCTCCGCAAGGTGGAAGACGCACTGCGAGAGATCGCTAAGGTCAACAATCGCCGCGACCGCTTCAGCTCTGAAATTGATGCTATTATTCTCAACGCACTGGGAGATGAAAATGAAAACGCTTGAAGAACTTCACGCACACTACAAGGCCGTCCGCGCCAGATTAGATGCCCCCATTAAGAAGGAGCCCGCAGTTCGCCTTATCTACCCAGAGCCTGAAAAATACCCAGACCCCTTATATTTCCCCGTCGCCCCGATCACCCCCGATGTCGTCGTTGAGATCGTGCCGGTAGAGCCCGCCGACAACCCTCCCGTGACCACTGAGACCCCTGCGAGGAAGATCTTGTCAGAGGTGGCGGACAAGCACGGGATGCCGCCCACGGTCTTCCGTAGCAAGAGCAGGGATGCGGCATATGTGCTGTGCCGTCAGGAGGCCGCCTATCGCCTCAAGTATGAGCTGGGGTTCTCTCTCTCGCAGATCGGGCGCCTAATGGGCCACCGGGACCACACGACCGTCCTGCATGCGATCCGTCGCTACGAAAAAAATCTCGCCCTTGGCTTGGGGCCTTGGGCGAGCAAGTCATGCGTTACGAACGCCTGCGTCACCAAGGACGGAACCACAGGCGCAACATGATCATGGATGATCTAATCTCATCATGCAATGACGCCCTTCCCCATCAGGGGGAGGGTCAACAGATATTAGGGGTGACGATAATGGAGCTTCGTCTTTACTCCTGCCGTTTCATCATTCGATATGATGATGAGGCAATTTATTGCGGAGAAGTGGGCAGGCCATATTGCCCTGCCCACCGCAAGCTCTGTCACCTTCCAAAGAAGAAAGAAAATTGATTACCTAAATTCTGCCCACTGGGCGGCGTAACAGTTTGAGCCGCTTACGCTAAAAGTGGCCCCAGCCGGGATTGGGAACGTAATGGTTTCTCCATATTTATATTGAAGGTTGCCGCCACCTGTCGCAATCCCTGCCCCATTAACATAAACAGTAAACCCGCCGTTGTACCCGCTATAGACAAGGGAAACCAACGCTGTGATCGTAAATGCGTTTGAGTTCGTATATGTAGTGTTAAAGCCGTTTCCTGTGTTAACCCATGTCGTTGCCTGCGTAGGAGTTGTCGCAGCAGTCGTCTGGGTGGTGTTATCTGGAAAAATAAAACCGCCAGATGAGGATTTAATAGTCGATCCAGCAATAATAGTTGTCGCTGAAGTGATAGCTCCGTCTGAGCCTACTCCGAAAAGTCTGGTTCCAGAGCCTATTTTATAAGCTCCAAAGTGGTCGTAGTTAGTGATGGATGCGCTTCCTACAGAAATAAAGCCGGTGCCCGGTCCACCCGCAGGCATTTCAGCGGCAAAGATATTTGAATTGGTGGATGACGACACCTGAACCTTAGCACTAGCATAGCTTGCAGGCTGATTGATGTTTAATTGAGTTCCTGAGAATGTGAGATTAGCACTCGCACCAAGGAGGCCGCTGTTATTGTATTGGATCTGAGTGTTGGACCCAGCAGGAACCGCAGGGCGCGTATCAGAAATGCGTATATTTGTCCCGTCGCTATTCAAAGCTGTTGCATAGCCCTGTTGCAACAAAACAGAAGTCCCGCCACCACCACTTGAAATAGTGACGGTAAACGACCCGGTCGTGTTGTTGTAGACGGTCCAGACACCACCAACGCCAGAGGGGATCTGATAGGTCACATTGGCTGTCAGGGTGGCAGTGCCTGAGATAGAGGCGCCAATGATGAGCATGGGCGCCTGATACTCAGAAGCCGTGAGGATAACAGTCCCTGAGACGCCCGTTGGGTTCTTCACTTGAGTGCCGCCAAGAGAGCGGTCAATGATGTCCCAGTCAGTATTGATCGGCGCCGACCAGCCCGTAGGGTTGGAGGCGTAGTCGTTATAAGCAGGCTTCTCGATGTTCTTGTTCGTCGTGTAGGTGCTGGTCATCGGATAGCCCTCAGATGTGCTGGTTGGCGATCTCAAGGGCGCGGGTGACCGTGTCGTCACTCTCGTTCAGGAGATCCTCAGTGCTTTGCGTGACGTGCTTCTTGGCGGCCTTGGAGAGCGCCATCAGGTTGACGGCGCCGCCGGTGGCGCGGCCAGTGCGGTTGCC